GAGACTCGAAGTCTTTGTTTTTTGTCCCTCCATCATAGCACCAAGCGTATCCTTCGTCAATCATCTGCTCATTGAGAGACACAGTTGAATCCCCAATATAAAGCCAGCCAAGAAGACGACCATACTTGCCCATACCACCAACGAGCTCAGTCCTAATGACAAGATCATCTTCACCGTCAATCGCTCCTTCAAGCTTTTCTTTAAGCCAGTTCGTCGCATCAATTCCAAGTGCTTTCTCCTCTAGGTCTCTTGTCCTTTTCTCAGGAGTATCAACTCCTGCTACACGCACCCTTTCTTTTTTGCTGAGATCAAAACCTAAGTCTATAGTTACGTCGATTGTATCTCCATCAACTACACGATTGATTTCGACAACTCTGAAGTTATAGCAACTCTTCCGACTTGGAGGTGTCATCGCTCCCATCATTCATCTCCTGATACGCATACTTCATTATATAGGCAATCAGTATTGTCACAGAAATGACAAGTATTAGCACCATTATGTTAACGCTGTGTACTACTACCATCTTTTAATGATGCAAGATAATCTATCCACCACTGTGGATCGGTATTACTTTTCCATCTAGGAATAGGCATACCACGCTCTACAACATAATATTGATGAAGGACGTCATTTATAATCTGTCGTATCTCCATACTCCTCTTCCTCTTCATCAACGTCCGCATACGGATTCTCCACATAGGGTCCTCGCTTTCTAAACCGTTCTTTGCTAACATAGATCGTTTCGTTGTTTACGGCACTCATCCATACAGCAAATTTCATCACTATGTATATCGCAGCAAGTGGTAAGAAACATGCAAATAGGATAAACTGTGACTTCATGTTATAAGACGTATGGCTTCAGATAATTCCTGAGCATGATGAATCTCATCCTGCATTATAGCAGAAATTTTTTCATCCTGTGGAAATTCTTCTAAGTATTTAGAGTATGTATCTGCTGCATGCCACTCTATTTTCTCGGAAAGATCATATGCATTTATGGGATCAAACAAATAGTATGCTACATTGATCCAATAGTATAGTAATACTAGATGACGTGCGAAGAATCTATCTATCCAATACTTATTACCTCCCCTCTTTTCCATCTCTTCTAGATGCTCTGTCTCATTTAGAGTCTGTGCAAAGTGCTCTTTCATAAGATCAGTATGCACTTGTCCTCTCAGACCTAATGACTCTCGTAAATGTAATACGCTTATAAAAGCAAAATAGGGTGCCCGAGCAATCTCCTCTAGCACCCAAAATCTTTCAAAATGTCTTCCCTTGTATAGGGTATCTAATATTGTTACCGATATACCCAACAAGAAGGTATTAAGGAATTTCATATAATAAGTCTTTATACTTATTTATACTAGCACTTCCATTTTCTAAGTGCGAGTGCTTTACGGGTTGGACGACCTTTCTCGTCTTTCATAGGTCCTTTTACTCCACCCATTCTTGCACAGAATGATCTCTTTCTAGGTCCTCCACCAGGTTGTGGTGCCTTCAGATCGCTACCAGGATTTTCACGCTCATAAGATTTGCGTCCTTTTTCATTCAGACCGCCTGTCTTATTTTTGCCTTCTTTTCTCTGCCAAGCAGATTCGTGAAATTCTTGGAATGTTTTCATGATGGTCTTTTAGGACAATGCTCTTCGTGTTTCTCAATATATGTCTTAGGTCTCCAATGCCCTTGCGGTGCAGTGAATCCACAATACATACAATACCAAACTCCGTATCCGTTTTTATCGGTCTTGTGTTTAGCCATAGTGATAAGATGGTTTGTTAGTTTTCTTAGGTAATTTAGCACTCCTGACTTTGGTGCCAGAAGTTTCTCCATACCCCTTGGGGTGTTTGCCTGCCTTAGACTTACCTAGTGTCTGAGACTTCTCTTTACTTCCTTTCTCGGTAGTATGTAACTTTGCAGGTTTATCCTTGTCTTTAGTAATCACAGACTCTTGTCCGTGCTTACGTCCTAGACGTCGCATGACTTTTCCAAAACGACGTTTAGACATCTTATCAGGTTTTGAGGTCTGATAGGACACTTCGCGACCAGTTTCTCCACTGTCATACTTGTATTCACCTACACCTTTTTTGTGTCCGATCCCATGCTTCTTCAGATCTTTTTCCAAGCCTTTACGCTTGGATTGATTCTTTTTTTCGTCAGACCCCCTGTCAGCACTGATGTGCCCTGTGACCTGAGTTTTTGACTTATGAAGCATACGAGCAGTGGCGTTACCTTCCTTTAAGAAATCGGAGAATGACTCATGCTTGCATTCGCAAGATGATTTAGATTCATTCTTTTTCTTATTATCTTTATAGTATTTTGTCTTCTTTGGATCTTTGCCTAGGAAGTAATCCATAGAAGATCCTTTACTATCATACTTTATTTTTTCAGAAATTGCAACTTCTTCTTTCTTCATCTTCTTCCTTGAAGGCTCATCATAAGACTTACCTTGTGTATGGAAGTGAGACTTTCTATCATCAATGAAGTTGGTCATCTTTGTAGACCCATCATTATTTTCCTTCTCACCCTTATACTTCTTGACTCCTCTCTTCATCTTATGGATAGTCTTACGAGCAGGAGCATTATACTTTGCACCGTAACCACTACCATAACTACGAGCAGCTCTATCTGCCTGTTTAGTTGGTGTGTCTTTTCCTGCGTCACCCTTTGGTGTTTCTAAGATAGTCTCTTCTTTCTTATAAGACTGAATAACTTTCTTTCTATCAGCAGCAGTATAGTCACTACCACCTTTATACTGACGCTTTCTAGCAGCAATTACATCAGCAGAAGGTTTAGATGCTTCCCTCTCCTTTGCACGCTTCATAGCATTTGCCTTATTAATAGCATCATTTCTTGCTACATTAGGATGTAATGCTTCATCAACATCTAAGAAATTAACATATTTGTTATGCTCTTTCTGTCTCATCTTTTTCTTAGCGATAGCACCTGCGTCTCTTTTAAAACGCTGTTTTGCTGTTAGACCTTCTAAGAGTTTACCAAGTCTAGGGTCACCACTTAGTTGTAGACCTGCATATACTTTACTTCTAGGCATAGAAGATGTGCTATCAAAATGAGGATTGTTTTTAGCAGCATCAGATTGTGAATTTCTTTTCTTCTCTAATTTCTTTGCTTTATCATCAAGAAATTTTTTCATTGCTGAAGTGTCCTTTGCTTCATTTGTAGGAGGTAGAGGTTTTTCTCTACGAATCTTTCTAATAGTATTTCTTTTACTCCTAATTGCATCACTTACAACTCCTCCAATTTCACTCTTAACTTTCTTGTCATTAATAACAGTATCTGCTACAGCACGACCAACACTTTCGTGAGTAAACTTCATACCTTTAGTTGCCTTGTCTTTGAGTGCTTGACGTTTTTTAGGATCCATATTCTTCTCATATTCTTTGAATGCTTTAGATCCATATCCTTTTAAGTCACCTTTTTTAGGTCCTGTATACACCTCTTCTTTCATACCCTTAGTCTTCACACCACGTTTCTCTTTGTGTGCTTTATGTCTTGCGTCCATTGCTACAAGTCTTTCAGCAGGGTCAGCAGCATTGCCACCTGTGCCTGATGCTCTCATGTTTCTGATAGATGCCTTACCATAGTTAGAGCGACCACGCTCTAGACTCAATCTTTGATTGTCACTATCCTTTTGTCTCTCAGTAAGAGTCTCCTCACCCACCATTTTCTTTGCAAGTTTAGCAAAATGTCTAAGTCTTTTATCACCTGACTTTTTATTTCCTTTTCTAACTGAAGCTGCTACAGGTGACTCACCAGTCTTAGGATCTACATCATACATACCTTCCATAGTATCAGCAGGCACTGCCTTTACTTCTTGCTTATTCTTATCTTCTTTTTTCTTTGCACCAATCTTCATCTTACCGTCACCTTTATAGATGCCGTAGGCAGTCCCTTCTTTTTTTAAATTCATAATGGCACCTTTTCCATATTTGTCGGTAATAGATTTTTTCACTATCTCTAGTGCAGATTTACCCTTTCTAGGAGAAGATGGTTTGTAACTTCTAGGCATAGTAGTTGCATCCTTCTTATCCTTAGAAGGTCTTACCCTTCCCATATCTCTTAGATGGTCGTAACCTTCTTCATTCATTTTCTTTTTCTCAGGTAAACCTTTGTGTTTTGTAGACGCAAATTTTTTTACGTCGGTTGTGGATGCGGTGGCTGCAACTCTGGCAACCTCAGGTGAGGAAGCTTTCGCTTCACCTTTCTGAGCCGCTCTAACCATCCCGAAGAATCTTTGTTGTTTTTTTGAGACGGCGGGCATGAGTTATCCTCCGACAATCTGGACTGTCTCAACGATAACGTTTGCACTTCCTGCTGTGAGTTTGACTGTTCTTTGGATGAGTGGCACAGTGCCTGCAGTTGCGTCTGCTGCACTGAGTGCATAGTCTGCACTTGCTGCTGATGAGTCATAGTTAGTAGTAATAGTGGATGCTGTTACTGCTGTAACTTGTTTTCCTGCAGATGCTGCAGTTTCAAAATCGGATGTAAATCCGTCTGTGTCACCACCATCAACTGTTTGTATGTAATCACCAACACTAAATGTGTGACGACCACCACCAGAATATCCCTCTGCAGTGACTACCATTGTTGCAGCGTCTGTTGCTGCTGCAATCTTAGCACTCTTTGCTTTACCACATGAAATTAACAATGCTTCATTGGCAACCAAAGTAATAGCGGGACCGTCATCGACTTGAATCGAGGACGCAGATGTCGCAAGACATCTCAAGACACCAGTTTTAACCACGATGTAGCTGGTGCCACTACCTGATACTGTTTGGGTGTCAATTACATTTAATACTGACATGGGTAAAGATTCTCCTACTTTTCTATTTATCTCGTTGCTGCTTTAGAAACTTGGCGAGATCTGCTGTGCTACCTACAAACATGGTATTGTTTGTGGTATTGACCTCTTTTTTCTTAGGTGCTTCTATGTCAGCAACTTTCTTTTGTAAGTCTACTAACTTGTCAGCAACATCACCTACATGTTTAATTAACTGACCTGCAACTTCATACGCACGAGGTTGGTCTGACTCTTGTGCTAATTCCAATATACCATCTACAGCCTCTTGTCCTTTATCGATAAGAGAGTATAGATTACCACGAGTATATTCATAATCTTTTTTGAGCTGATCCTTAGTCGCCGTTTCCACGACTTCTGGTTTTGCCAAAGGGGGTTTGATGATATCAGTTGACACATCCATTGCGTCAGCTATACCGTCAAACTTACTCGTCTGTGTTTGTGACTGGGTTTCTGGACTTTCCATCTGTAAACTCACTGTAAAGCTCATTGAATCCGAAGTTATCATCTGGATCTGCGTCAACAGGATCAGGTGTAACTGTGTAACGTACCTCTCTAGGAGCGGTAACCTTAGCATCGGTTGCATAATCAACAATCGCTTTCGTGATAACTTCACCTGTTTTGTCAGCGACAGGTCCGTATAGGTAAGTCTTTGCAACAAACTGTAAGGTGTATATCAGTGTGCGACGTGTGTCATAGTCACCTTCATACTGATCATCATATTCCACACTCAACAGTGTGACTGGATAATCTCTTTTTTCTCCCAGCTCAGCAACTAGATTCATTGTAATATTGAAACTAGGTTGGAAGTGTGGAAGAATTTGCTCAAGAATCTGCAAGGCATCATCTTGATTCTTAGATAGAATTGCCAATTCAAAGTTAACATTATAAGGAATTGGCATAAAACCTTTATTGGTTTTATCTCCACTTGTGTGTCTTATATATGAAGTTGGTGATAATTTTCTTGTGGGATCGTATTGTATTGCTCCTATTTCAAAAGATATTCTAGGTAATGTTATCTGTGTCCTATCTTTTCTAGTTAGATCTCCTAGTTGTGCGAGACGAGCAAGAAACTTTTGTTTAGGACCATAAGCGAGAGGCACTTTCATTACCTCAGTTTTAGATCCAGACGTGCGTCTAAGCTCTATGTTATTAAACAGAGTACCGAAACCGATAACTGTCTTCTTAAAAATCTCGTGATATGAATATGTGCCTAGCATTAGAGACTACTTCCTTTGTTACCGAATTCACCAAATGGGTTGCCCTCACTAAAGTCTAGGATACCATCAGCGTTAGATTCAAACGCAGAATTTTGATCGAATTCACTGCTCGTATTATTTAGTGTATTGTATGATGCAGAAGTCCAAGCAGCTCCAGATGTTTGGCCAGTAACCGTTTCGGGAATCGTAAATATACCCGATCTGTTGTAGACTTGAAGTTGTCTGGTTGTGGAATCCCAAGACTTAACCTCTGCTGTGACATTTGATGTGCCACCTGCAACTACTTCTCCAACTGTAAAGTCACCACTACCACCTGTTGCAAAGTTGACTGTAACTGCAACAGAGAAGTCAACTTCAATCTGATCAACAGCAGCAACACCAGTATCGATATCCTCGTCGCTGTACTCGAATAGCTCACAACGCAAACCCCATACATGCACTTTACCTAACTGATAGAAAGGTTGCTCGTGCTCAACAAACTGTATCTCAAAAGTTTTGTTTGCTAAAGGGAAGTGAATTAGATCACCTTCGTTTGGTCTGCCTTCTACAATTAATTGTGCGTTATCATCTACTGCTTCTGTAAATCTTGTGCGTGATATTATAAAAGTAATTTGGTCTGATATTCTTACACCAAACTTACTAAACATATCTCCGTCGCCACGGAATCCTTGGGCATCTTCAATGTATGCTTCTATTAAAAATGCACCCTCAAACTTACTTAAGGTGTCCTCACCAAATGTGTCATCATTCTTTACAATAGTCCTAGGAATATAATATACATCCTTACCGAACATCTTAATTTGCTCAGTAACTAAGTCACCGACTAAATTTTGCTCGCCAGTAGTCCCCTGTGTAAAGAATGTGTTGAGTGCCATGTTATCCGATCATGTCTAGAGGTGGTGTTTCCCAAGTGGTGCGTAGTTGCTCATCTAGATTTTTTAACTCTTCTACTGCATCATTGTAAATCATCTCACCATTAAGAGTTATTCCACCTGGCATCTGCACGCTTTGGAATTTTGTTAG